ATATTGATGTAATACCTGTAAGTGACCCTAATATTTTTAGTATGACGCAACGTATTACATTAGCTCAAACGCAATTACAAATGGCACAAGCTGCTCCGCAATTACATGATTTACGCGAAGCGTATCGTAAAATGTATATTGCCTTAAATATAAAAGATATTGACGCAGTATTGCCTGAAGAAGAACAAATACCTGCTCGTGACCCCGTTACCGAAGAACAAGCAGCAATTACGGGTAATCCTATAAAAGCGTACGAATTCCAAAATCACGAAGCATATATTGCTAGTCATAGTGCTTTTATGCAAAACCCTATGGTACAACAAAACCCTGCGGCGACAAAAATTATTGGAGCTAATATTCAAGAACACCAAGCGATGTTATATAGACAACAAATAGAACAAGCATTAGGGCAACAACTACCACCAATAGGTGAAGAAATGCCGCCAGAAATTATGAACCAAATAGCAGGTATGGCAGCACAAGCTACGCAACAAGTTACAGGTCAAGCTCAAGCGATGGCACAAGCTCAAGCCGCAGCACAACAAACGCCACAAATGCAAATGTTCCAACAACAATTAGCATTAGAAAAAGAACAATTAATGCAAAAAGAAATGGATGACGTAAGAGCTGCTGAAATAGAATTACAAAAAGCTCAATTAAATGCACAAATTAGACGAGAACAAATAGAAGCAGATTTAAGAAAACAAGACAGTAAAGATGCGATACAATTACAAGAATTAGAGCTAAAAGCAAAAGCTGACGCTGATAAGAACTATAACGAATTAGTAAAAACTGTTCGTGAAAGTAGAAACCAAAACGGAGATAATAATGCATAGAAATAGAGACTATCCCGCTCCTTCTAAAAAAGCGAGCAAACCTGCCCCTAGCGTACCTGCTATGGAAGATACTACTAAAACTGAAGTAGTAAAAGCAGGGGAAGTAAATACTGACGCTAAAGGTAATGTTGTTGGTAAAGAATCAAAAGTAAAAGCTGCCTACGGGCAAACAAAAGGACTTCTTTGGTATAATTACATTAAGTAATGGATTATATCGTAGCTACGGAGCATTTGCTCCGTAAATATCGTGAGCGTAAAGAAGCACTCACGCAAACGCTTGCTGCTGGTGGTGTTGAAGATATACAACAATACCAACGGATAGTAGGTGAAATAGCAGGTTTGAGTTTAGCTGAACAGGAAATTCAAACCTTACATTCTAATATGGAGGATGCAAATGACTGATACTGTTCCAGATCGAGTAGATAATTTTGGTAGTAATGGTGCTTCGTTAAAAGCTGAAGAACCAGTTATAGAAAACACTATTACGCACGAAAATTTAGAAGCTCATGCAAATAAGTTACCACGTCCAACGGGGTATCGTATTTTAATATTACCTTTTAGTATGTCGAGTGTTACTAAAGGCGGTATACATTTAGCTAAACAAACAGTAGACAAAGAACGTCTTTCTACTGTCGTTGGTTATGTTGTCGCTACGGGACCCGACGCATATAAAGATATGAATAAGTTTCCAGACGGAGCTTGGTGTAAAGAAGGTGATTGGGTAATTTTTGGTAGATATGCGGGAGCTCGTTTTCAAATAGAAGGTGGCGATATGCGACTTTTAAACGATGACGAAATTTTAGCGTCTATTGATGATCCCGAAGCAATTTTATCATAACAACTTGAGGAGGACTCATGCAAGAAGAAGCAGAAAAAATAGAACTAGAACTTCCCGAAGGGGAAGTTGACCCAAGGGCGGCTGATGTCGATGATTCAGTACCTTCCGTAATGGAAGAAGGAGTCGTTACAGCCGAAGAAGAACCAAAAGATGAATTAGATCAGATAAGCGATTCAGTACAAAAACGTATTGATAAACTAACTTATAAAATGCGAGAAGCCGAAAGGCAACGCGATGAAGCAGTTAGTTACGCTCAAAATATTAATAGTTCTAATAACGAACTAAAAGAAAAGTTAAAGAATTCCGATTCTTCCCTTTTCAAAGAGTATGACAATCGTATACAATCTGATATTGAAAGAGCAAAGACTTATTTAAAAACTGCTCAAGAAACAGGAGACGCGGAAGCGATTACCGATGCAACAGAAAAATTATCTAGAGCTAGTGCTGAGGCAGAAAACCTTAGAAGATTATCTGCACAACAGCAGCTTAGAGAAAAAGACCAAGCTGAAGAAGTTCCTGTTGAAGAATATAAACCCTCTATTAATGCGACGCAAACAACACCAGACCCTAAAGCAGAGGAATGGGCGTCAAAAAATACATGGTTTGGGACTGATTCTGCTATGACTTTTGCAGCTTTCGGCGTACATAAAGAAATCGTAGAAGAAGGGATTGACCCAACTTCCGATGCTTATTACCAAGAAGTTGATAAACGTATGCGAGATAATTTCCCCCACAAGTTTTCTGAAGAGCAAGCTGCCCCCGTGCAACAGGTTGCTGCCAGTAGCAGAGGTGCTACAGGTAAAAAAACATCACGCAAAATCAAGTTGACACCTAGTCAAGTAGCAATAGCTAAAAGACTAAACGTGCCACTAGAAGAATATGCTAAGCATATCGAAGGAGTATAAAATGACAGAAGATTATAAAACAGACGTCACTGACCGTAACTCACGGTCTGCAGAGACACGAGACTCTCAAACTCGCAGAACGCCTTGGAAACCCCCGTCAATGTTAGACGCACCCGAACCACCTCCTGGATATCAGTTTAGGTGGATTAGAGAAGCTACTAGAGGACAGGACGATAAGTCTAATATGTCTAAACGTATTAGAGAAGGATATGAACCTGTAAGAGCAGAAGATTATCCTGACTTTGAAGCCCCAACTGTAGATAGTGGAAAAAATAAAGGAGTCATAGGGGTAGGTGGACTAATACTCGCAAAAGTTCCAGTTGAAACCGCGGACGAAAGAACAGCTTATTTTAAAGATCAGTCTGATTCTGCGTTACAAGGTGTCGATCAAAACTTAATGCGAGAAAGTGACCCTAGAATGCCGATTAAAGATAGCGATATCCAAAGGTCTTCTAAGGTTGAATTTGGTAGTAGGAATAATTCCGACGATTAAAGTAAATTTTATTTTAGACATAGGAGGCAAAAATGGCTAATGTAAATGCACCCGATGGGTTTACTCCCGCATATCACATGTACGGTGGTACTATCAGACCTGCAAGAATGAGAATAGCTAGTGGAACTTCAGCATCAATATTTAGTGGTGATGTAGTTAATTTATCTAGTGGATATGTCATTCAAGGCACGGCGACTGGTACTCCTGTAGGTGTTTTTTATGGAGTATTTTTTACGGCAACGGATGGAACGCCTACGTTTTCAAAAGTGTGGACTGGCGGCACAGCAACTTTAGGTACAGCAGACGCCGAAGCTCTTGTATACAGTGATCCTGGGATCGTATATGAAGCTCAATTTACAGCAGGAACTCCTGCGGTAAGTTTTATCGGCGATAAGTACACTCTCTCAACAACTGCAGGTAGTACAACTACTGGCAGATCGAAAGAAGGTGTAACTGCAACTACTTCAAGTGGTGTTGCTTTGTGTGTAGGTTTTGACTTAACTCCTAGTAATTCAATAGGAGCTAATGCTAGAGCTTACTTCACCTTCCCAACTAATACATTCGCAGTTTAAGGAGAATAGATCATGGCAATTAACAGAGCACAACTCGTAAAAGAACTTGTTCCTGGACTTCATGCTCTTTTCGGATTAGAGTACGAACGATACAACGATGAACACGAAGACATCTTCGACACAGAAACCTCTGAAAGAGCTTTCGAAGAAGAAGTTATGTTAAGTGGATTCGGGGAAGCACCTGTAAAAGGTGAAGGAGCCGCGGTGGTATATGAGACTGCACAAGAATCATTTACCTCTCGTTACACTCATGAAACCGTAGCTTTAGCGTTTGCGTTAACAGAAGAAGCTATCGAAGATAATCTCTACGATACACTTTCTTCTAGATACACAAGAGCTTTAGCACGTTCTATGCAACAAACAAAACAAGTGAAAGCAGCTAACGTATTAAACAATGCGTTTAGTTCTTCATTCGTTGGTGGTGATGGAAAAGAGCTTTGTGCTACAGACCATCCAACTGTTGCAAACGTTGATTTGAGAAACGAGCTGTCTACTTCAGCTGATCTTAATGAAACTTCACTCGAACAAGCGTTAATAGATATCGCTGACTTCAGAGATGAAAGAAACTTAAAGATCAATGCACAAGCAAGAAGGTTAATCATACCACCTGCTTTGCAATTCGTAGCAGACAGACTGATGGAAACTCCTGGAAGAGTTGGTACATCTGACAATGATATTAACGCTATTCGTAACATGGGCATGGTCTCAGAAGGTTACGTAGTTAATCATTATTTAACAGATACTGACGCTTTCTTCATCAAAACTGATGTTCCTAACGGACTTAAACACTTCGTTAGATCACCTGTAGCGACCAGTATGGAAGGAGACTTCGAAACTGGTAACGTTAGATATAAGGCGAGAGAACGTTATAGTTTTGGTTTTAGTGACTGGAGAGGAATCTTCGGATCACCAGGAGCGTAATCACTTACGTTATTTAGGAAAGGGAGCTTCGGCTCCCTTTCTTTTTTGATATGGATGAGCTAGAATGACAAAACAACTAGGGATATTACAACATATCTATCGACTGACCTAGCAGACAAGCCAAGACGATAGATTAAATTAAGGAGACTTAATATGGCAAAATCAACATTTAGTGGACCAGTTAGATCACTTGCAGGTTTTATTTCTGCAGGTAATGCTAATGTGGTCAGTTTAACAGCGGATACAACTTTAACAGTAGACGCTCATGCGGGAAAAATTTTAACAACTAACGATGCAGATGGTAAATTTACTTTACCTAGTATCGTAGCTACTGCTCCAGGAAGAGACGATGAACCTAGCCAATTAAATAATTTAGGAGCTAGTTTTTTCTTTGTAGTAGAAACAGCAGCTACCGATATGGATATTTTAACTGACGGTACTGACAAATTTGTTGGTGGGCTTTACACAGGTAAAGACGATTCTACAGGTAAAACTTTTATCTCTGGTACATCTAATGATGTAATTACTATGAATGGTTCTACTAAAGGTGGACTAGCTGGTAGTATTGTAAAAGTTACTGCTATGGCTTCTGCTAAATATGCCGTCGAAGGTATAATTTTAGGTTCAGGCACAATAGTTACACCATTTGCTGACGCATAATAGGAGGTAACTTATGGCTGATACAGTAACAAGTCAAACTATCATAGACGGCGTTAAAACCGCCGTCTTGAAGTTTACTAATGAATCAGACGGTACAGGAGAGGCTTCTGTTAAAAAAGTAGATGTTTCCGCTTTATCAACAGACGGAGCAGGTAATGCTTGTTCTTCAGTAACTATAAAAAGGATTTATTGGGCGTGTAGAGGTATGTCGGTAGATATTGAATTTGACGCAACAACAAACGTATTAGCAATTTGTTTACCTACAGATAGCACAGGAGACGAAGAATACGATACGTTTGGAGGTATACCTAATAATGCAGGTAGTGGTGTAACTGGTGATATAGATTTCACTACTGTTGGACATTCTAATGGAGACGCTTATTCAATAATTTTAGTATTAACCAAAAATTATTAATAATGGCAACATCAGGTACGCGTACATTTGGTTTAGATGTAGCAACAGCTATTGAAGAGGCGTACGAACTCGCAGGGTTAGAGGCTCGTACGTCTTACGATAGTGTTACTGCTCGTCGTTCTATGAATGTTATGTTTGCTGATTGGTCTAATAGAGGCATTCAAATGTGGGAGATAGTTAAAGTAGAACTAACTCTTACTCAAGGCACTAACGAATACACAATAAATTCTTTTGATATTGATGTTTTAGACGCTTATATTCAAAGAACAGTAAGTAGTAGTGTGACTGATTTAGTCATGGAAAGAATAGACCGTAATGAATATATTAGTATTCCTAATAAAGCCACCCAAGCTAGACCCACACAGTATTGGTTAGAACGTTTAAAATCTCCTGTTATTCATCTTTATCCAACGCCCGAGAACTCAACTGACAAACTCATTTACTATGTTTGGCGTACTATTGAAGATTCTGCTGCACAAGTTAATGACGTAGATATACCTACTAGATTTGCTGCTTGTTTAGTTTCAGGGTTAGCGTATTATCTTTGTTTAAAAAAGAATATTCAAAAAGTACCTTTACTTAAACAACAATACGAAGAAGATTTAGCCAGAGCAATAGCTTACGATGAAGACCGTTCACCGTTAAAAATTGTTCCAAAACATGAGTATATATAATGTCATACGCATCAGGTAAATACGCTTACGGTATCTGCGATATATCGGGAGTTCGTTATAAATTAAAAGATATGAAAAGAACATGGAACGGTCTTTTAGTAGGTCCTGATCAATACGAATCAAAACACCCACAATTAGACCCACCAACAGTTAGTGTTGATGCAGAAGCATTACCTAGAACAAGACCTGAAATACCTTTACCTCAAGCTCAATTAGGGTTAGTAACGGTAGCAGGAGGTTTATTAGCAACTAGCGATACTATTGGTACTAAATTTGAAGGAGCTTTTGGTATAGGAGCAGTAGGCACCGTAACCGTGAGTACAGGATAATGGCAGGATTTACTTATAGTAGTTTAAAAACAGCAGTACAAGATTATTTAGATAATACTGAAACAACGTTTGTTAATAATATAAATAATTTTATTCAAACTACTGAAGAACGTATTTTAAAAACAGTGCAACTTCCTGTCTTTCGTAAAAACGTTACAGGAACATTATCAGCTAACTCACCGTATTTATCTAAACCGACTGATTTTTTATCGCCTTTTAGTTTAGCAGTTTTAGATTCGAGCAGTAATTATAGTTATTTATTATTAAAACACGTCTCCTGGATTAGAGACTATACACCTAACGCTACTACTACAGGTGCTCCATTATTTTATGCACAGTTTGATCAAGACAGTTTTATTATAGCTCCGACGCCTTCCGATAATTTTACCGTAGAGTTACATTATAATTATCGACCTAATTCATTAACTACTGTGGGTGATAGTAATCAAAGTTGGTTATCTGATAATGCCCCTAACGCTTTATTATTTGGTACTTTAGTAGAAGGAGCAGTGTTTATGAAATCTTCTCCAGAAACTGTTATGATGTATGAACAAAAATTTCAAGAAGCGTTAGCTATGTTAAAAGTTTTAGGTGAGTTTAAAGATGTTAGAGATGAAGCTAGAAGTGATAATTTAAAAATAAGCCCACAAGGAATGTCTAATGTATGAGTTAAAAGTAGGTGACGTAGCGGTAAAAACTACGCAAAACACAGGATTAAGTCCAGAATATTGGACAGAAAGAATAATGGAACGCTTAGTTCAAGTTAGTGATAATGCTGATCCTTTAGTACAAGCTCAAGCTAGAGCTTTTAAAGAAAGTATTGAACAAGTCGTTTTATTGTATATAAGACAAGCTATTGCTTCTGATAGAAGCACCGTAGCAGGTCTATTAGAAAAACAAGGTCATTGTAAAATGGCTGAAATTATAAGGAGGCTGTAATGGCAATATCTCAAGCAATGTGTACTTCTTTCAAACAAGAAATTTTGGAAGGTGTGCATAATTTTAAAAACTCAGGCGGTAATGATTTTAAATTAGCGTTATATACCAGTTCTGCGTCTTTAGGTGCAGGCACAACAGCGTATACTACTTCTAACGAAGCTAGTGGTACAAACTATACTGCTAAAGGTGCAAGTTTAACTAGAGTTGATCCAACAACATCAAGTACAACTGCGTTCACTGATTTCGCTGATTTAACTTTTAGTAGTGCTACAGTAACAGCTAATGGTGCGTTAATTTTTAACGACACTGCTTCAGGTGATCCTGCCGTATGTGTGTTAGCTTTTGGTGGTGATAAAACATCTACTAATGGAGACTTTACTATACAGTTTCCAACAGCTGACGCTAGTAACGCGATTATAAGAATAGCGTAGTTTAAATGTCCAGTGTAACAGGTTGGGGTCGCGGCACTTGGGGCGAAGGTGCATGGAGTGAAGAAGCTCCTGTAGTCGTCACTGGTGTAAGTGCTACTTCTGCCGTAGGCACTGTTGTACAAAGAACTTCAAACACTATTGCAGTCACTGGTTTAGTAGGAACTTCGGCTTTAGGTAGTGAAACTGTAGTTGCTAAAGCCCTACAAGCAGTTACTGGAAACGCAGGAACTTCTGCACTAGGTGCTGAAACAGTCACTGCAGCAGCATTAATTGCTGAAACAGGAGTAGCAGGAACTACTGCATTAGGTAACGCTATAACTGCTGGAGCAGCAGTAACGGGTGTATCTGCCGTAGCTTCTACTTCTTCTTTAGGAGATGAAACAGTAACAGCAGGGGCAGTAACTGCGGTTACTGGTTTAGCGGGAACCTCTGCATTAGGTACTATTAGTTTAATAACTAATAATAATCTTTCAGTCACTGGAAACGTAGGAACCACTGTATTAGGCGATGAAACCGTAATTTCAAAAGCTCTAATATTACCGACAGGAAACGTAGGTACTTTTGGTGAACCAAGAGCTAATGTTTGGGGTTTAGTAGATACAAGTCAAACACCTAATTACAGCGTAGTAGATACAAGTCAAACACCTAATTATAAAGAAGTTGCTTAACAGGAATGAAAAAACATAATATAATCAAAATGAGGAAAAACAATGGCTAGTACATATGTAAACGATTTAAGACTAAATGAAATGGCTACTGGTGACGCTAGTGGTACTTGGGGTACAGTTACTAACACTAATTTAGAACTAATTGCTGAAGCATTTAGTTTTGGTACGGAAGCAATTACTACTAATGCAGATACTCATACTACAACCATAGCTGATGGGTCTACTGATCCAGGCAGATCAATGTTTCTTAAATACACAGGTACGTTAGATTCGGCTTGTACTATAACTATTGGTCCTAACACTGTTTCTAAACTTTGGTTTATAGAAAATGGCACAAGCGGTTCCCAGAACATTATCATCTCCCAAGGCACTGGAGCCAATGTCACCATACCAGCTGGCGATACTAAGGTAGTGTATTCCGATGGTGCAGGTTCTGGTGCTGCTGTTGTCGATGCTTTTGCAAGTATTTCTGCTGTAGATTTAAAAGTACAAGACGATTTAACAGTTACGGATGATGCAACTATAGGCGGTACTTTAGGTGTTACTGGGGTCTTAACAGCTAACGCTGGTGTGGTAGTAGATAACATAACTATAGACGGAACTGAAATAGATTTATCTTCTGGCAGTTTAACCTTAAACGTTGCAGGGAACATTATTCTTGATGCAGATGGAGGCGAAATAGAATTTAAAGACGGTGGAACAACTTTCGGAAATATAGCAAAGTCCAGTAATGATATGCGAATAAATCAAGGTATACAGGATGGAGACATTGTTTTTAGAGGCAACGATGGTGGAAGTATTATTACTGCTCTTACTATTGATATGTCAGATGCAGGTAAAGCTACTTTTAATGGAACAGTTAAAGTAAATGGTGCAGGTAACACCTTAGAACTTAACGCATCAAGTGGTGTAACCTATCAAAAATTTTCAGAAAATGGAACAAGTAGATTTTTCCTAGCCACTTTAAATGGTGCAGATGGTTTAGCTTTTGTTGATGCAGATGGTTCTGCAGAAAGAATGCGAGTTGATTCTGGGGGTCATGTACTTGTAAACACAACATCTGAATATTCAGGTACCCCTTCAAATTTAACAGTACCTCTAGCTATAGATATACATTCTGACGATGCCAATTTAAAAAGTTTATTCTTTAGCAGAAATGCAGCCGTAGGAGAAATTGGGGGAATAGCAGCTAAAATAACGGGCTTCAGCACAATGGGCAGAATTGACTTTGCAGCTGAAAATGTAAGTGGTGGTACACAAGCATCAAGCATAAGATTTAAAACTACTACAGGTGCTTCTGAATCAGAAAAGATGCGTATTCTTGGAAATGGACAAGTTTGCTTTAACTCAACCGAAATAGCTACCGCATCTCCAACTTGTGGATTTAACCCTAATTCAAATACAGGTGCAGAACTTTTTTATACTAGACCAAGTAGTTTTACAGGAAC